TATGAGAATGGAAGACACTTTGCCACAAGAGAAAAGTTTTATCCTACATTATTCGTCCCCTCTAATAAGCAAACAAAATACAAAACTCTTGAGGGGGAATGTGTTGAATCAATAGATCCAGGAACTGTTCGTGATTGTAGGGAGTTCATCAAGAAGTATGATGGTGTAGAAAACTTTAAGATCTATGGTAATGACCGATACATCTATCAGTATATTTCTGAGATGTATCCAGAAGAAGAAGTCAAGTTTGATACTACAAAGATCAAAATATCTACGATTGATATTGAGGTAAAGACTGAGAATGGATTCCCTGATGTAGAGTCTGCCGCAGAAGAAGTTCTTCTTATTACTGTGCAGGATTATACCACTAAACAGATTCGCACATGGGGTCAAGGTCCTTTTAATAATAAGCAAGAGAATGTTATCTACAAAAGTTTCCGAACAGAATATGAGTTACTGAATGACTTTATAAACTGGTGGATGATTGAAAGTAATACTCCTGAAGTTGTTACTGGTTGGAATAGTGAATTGTATGATATGCCTTATTTGGTGAGGCGTATTGATCGCATTCTTGGTGAAAAGTTAATGAAACGACTTTCACCTTGGGGATTGGTGACTGAACGTGAAACCATTGTAATGGGTCGTAAACAAATTTCTTATGATGTTGGAGGTATTACGCAACTTGATTATCTAAATCTATACAAAAAGTTTACCTATAAAGCCCAAGAATCTTATCGGTTGGATTATATTGCGGGTGTAGAACTTGGACAAAAGAAACTTGATCACTCTGAGTTTGATACATTCAAGGACTTCTATACCAAAGGGTGGCAGAAATTTGTAGAATATAATATCATTGACGTGGAACTTGTTGACCGAATGGAAGACAAGATGAAATTGATTGAACTTGCAATTACGATGGCATATGATGCTAAGGTAAATTATAATGATGTTTTCTACCAAGTTCGTATGTGGGATGCGATTATTTACAATTATCTCAAAAAGAGAAATATTGTAATTCCACCTAAAGAACGTTCAGACAAGGATGCTAAGTATGCAGGTGCGTATGTTAAGGAACCGATTCCAGGAAAGTATGATTGGGTTGTTAATTTTGACCTTAACTCTCTCTATCCTCACCTTATTATGCAGTACAATATCTCTCCGGAGACACTCCGAGAGACCAGGCACCCATCAGTTACAGTTGATAAGATACTTAACGAAGAATTGACCTTTGAACTGTATAAGGATAGTGCGGTATGTGCTAATGGTGCTATGTATCGTAAAGATGTTCGTGGTTTCTTACCTGAATTGATGGAGAAGATTTATAAAGATCGCACCATCTATAAGAAGAAGATGCTTGTTGCAAAACAAGATTATGAAAAAACACCGACTAAAGCATTGGAGAAGGAGATTGCAAGATGCAACAATATTCAGATGGCTCGCAAGATTCAACTCAACTCTGCATATGGTGCTATTGGTAATCAATATTTTCGTTACTATAAATTGGTCAATGCGGAAGCGATTACGCTTTCTGGTCAAGTCTCTATCCGTTGGATTGAGAATAAGATGAATGGATTTTTAAATAAGATTTTACAAACCGAAGAAGTTGATTATGTCATTGCATCTGACACTGACTCAATCTATCTTAATATGGGACCTCTTGTGGATAAATTTCTTAGTCATAAGTCTGGTGATAAAACAAAGGTTGTTCAGTTACTTGATAAGATCTGCGAAGACAAGTTAGAACCATTCATCGAACAATCTTATACGGAACTTGCGGATTATGTTTCGGCATATGAACAGAAGATGATTATGAAACGTGAAAATATTTCGGAACGTGGTATTTGGACTGCGAAGAAGAGATATATTCTCAACGTATGGAATAGTGAAGGAGTTCAGTATTCGGAACCTAAACTTAAGATGATGGGTATTGAGGCAGTCAAATCATCTACACCGGCACCATGTCGTCAGATGATTAAGGATGGACTTAAGTTGATGATGAGTGGTAATGAAGATGAAGTAATTGATTTTATTGAAAACTGTCGTAAAGAGTTTAAGGCACTTCCTCCAGAACAAATCGCATTCCCCCGTTCAGTATCGGATGTTGTGAAGTATAAGTCTTATTCTAATATTTACAGTAAAGGAACTCCAATTCATTGTCGTGGAGCACTTTTGTTTAATCATTACATTAAACAAAATAAACTGGATAATAAATACTCACTTATTAATAATGGTGAGAAAATTAAGTTTATTTATTTAAAGAAACCAAATATCATTCAAGAGAATGTCATCTCATTTATTCAAGACTTTCCACATGAACTCGGTCTTGACAAATACATAGATTATGACTTACAATTTGAAAAGAGTTTTTTAGACCCACTCAAATCTATTCTTGATGCGGTTGGGTGGAATGTGGAGAAAACAGTAAACCTGGAGTTATTTTTTGCCTAATGGATTTACCTATTAACGACAAAGAATTAGCAACATTAGTAAGTGTAATGCGCCTTGGTGGTGATGATGCACTTTATCAAAAAATGAAAACTATTAAAAAGGTTAGGGATGAAAATCCCGATGAACCTTATAAGAAAATTTTACGTGAACAGTATAGGATGGTATGTTGATGGACTTTTTAAAGGATATAGTAAAAGAGATTGGAGATGACTCTACCAAACTCGCATCAGACATCGAAGAAAGAGAAACGTTCGTGGATACAGGGAGTTATATATTTAACGCAATGTGTTCGGGTTCCATTTTTGGTGGTGTTTCTGGGAATAAGATTACTGCCATTGCTGGTGAGTCTTCTACTGGCAAGACTTTCTTTAGTCTCGCTGTCGTTAAAAATTTTCTTGACAGCAATCCTGATGGTTACTGCCTCTATTTTGATACTGAAGCTGCAGTTAATAGGGGTCTTCTGGAGAGTCGTGGAATTGATTTAACTCGTTTAGTCGTAGTAAATGTGGTAACTGTTGAAGAGTTCCGTAGCAAGGCACTCAAAGCAGTGGACATGTATCTCAAAACAGCAGAAGATGATCGCAAACCTTGCATGTTTGTGTTAGACTCTCTTGGTATGCTTTCAACTGAGAAAGAGATTACTGATGCACTCAACGAAAAGCAGGTTCGTGACATGACAAAATCACAACTTATTAAAGGTGCCTTCAGGATGTTGACACTCAAGTTGGGACAGGCTAACATTCCAATGATAGTTACCAATCACACTTATGACGTTATCGGATCTTATGTTCCTACTAAAGAGATGGGAGGTGGTAGTGGTCTTAAGTATGCTGCCTCTACCATTATTCATCTCAGCAAGAAGAAAGAAAAAGATGGAACAGAGGTCATCGGAAATCTTATCAAGGCAAAGACTGCTAAGTCACGTTTAAGTAAAGAAAATAAGGATGTCACTATTCGTTTATTTTATGATCATCGTGGACTTGATAGGTATTATGGTTTACTTGAGTTAGGTGAACTTGCCGGAATGTGGAAGAATGTTGCCGGTCGTTATGAAATGACGGTTAATGGTGAGACTAAAAAAGTTTATGCTAAGGCAATTCTCAAAGATCCCGATACCTATTTTACCGAAGAAGTAATGCAGCAACTTGATGCTGCCGCAAAAAGTATTTTCTCTTATGGAACGGATTGAGACTACAATTCTCAGAAATTTAATATGTAACGAAGATTATTCTCGTAAAGTCATTCCATTTATAGAACCAACATATTTTGAGCAAAGAAGTGAAAAAGTAATCTTTGAGGAGATTACCCAGTTCATTGTAAGGTATGGTGCTTCCATTACAACAGAAGCACTAAATATTGAGGTTGAGAATCGAACAGATCTGAACGAGAGTGAGATTAAAGAAACCAGAGACATCTGCAATTCGTTTACAGATTCTCCAGTAGATAATGAATGGTTATTAGATACTACCGAAAAGTGGTGTCGTGACCGTGCGATTTATATTGCACTGATGGAATCTATCCACATTGCAGATGGAAATGATGAGAAGAAAAGTAGGGATGCAATTCCTTCTATTCTTTCTGATGCACTGGCAGTTTCTTTTGATAATAACATTGGACACGACTACTTACAAAACTATGAAGAAAGATATCAGTACTATCACAGGAAGGAAGAGAAGGTTTCGTTTGATCTCGAATATCTTAACAAGATTACGAGCGGGGGCATATCTAATAAGACTCTTACTATCGCGCTTGCTGGTACTGGTGTCGGCAAGTCTTTATTCATGTGCCATGTTGCTAGCTCCGTGTTGCTCCAAGGGAGGAACGTACTGTACATTACAATGGAGATGGCAGAGGAGAAGATTGCTGAACGAATTGATGCAAACTTATTAGATGTTGCCATTCAAAACATTGTAGATTTGCCTAAGTCAACATTTGAGAATAAAGTAACTAAGTTAGCAGCAAAAACTCAAGGCACACTTATAATTAAAGAATACCCTACAGCATCTGCACATAGTGGACATTTTAAAGCACTTCTTAGCGAGCTTGCACTTAAGAAGTCATTTAGACCTGATATTATTTTCATTGATTACCTCAATATATGTGCTTCCTCCCGTTATAAGTCAGGCATGTCTGTCAATTCATATAGCTATATTAAGTCTATTGCAGAAGAACTTAGAGGGTTGGCTGGCGAAGCCGAGGTCCCTATCGTATCTGCCACCCAGACCACTCGTTCTGGTTATGGTAGCTCTGACGTTGACCTTACTGACACTAGTGAGTCCTTTGGTCTCCCTGCTACTGCTGATCTTATGTTTGCCCTTATTAGCACTGAGGAACTTGAACAACTTGGGCAGATAATGGTGAAGCAGTTGAAGAATAGATACAATGATACTGTAGTCAATAAGAGATTTGTTATTGGAATTGACCGTGCCAAGATGCGTCTTTATGACTGTGAACAGTCTGCACAAAATGATATACTTGACTCTGGACAAGAAGAAGAGTATAATAACGAGGATAGACCTAAGAAATCATTTGAAGGATTTAAATTTTCATGACCGTAAATACTGACGCATATCTTGAGTTTGTGAATGCCGTCACATCTCAACCCAGTCAAGATGCAGATGCTTTTGAGTATCGCATTCAAGAACTTCGTGGAGAAGGTCTTGAAACTCATCGACTTCTCACTGCCTCTGTTGGTATGTGTGCCGAAGCAGGTGAGTTTACTGAGATTGTGAAGAAGATTATTTTTCAGGGTAAACCTGTAAATGAAGAGAACTTGTATCATATGAAGCGTGAACTTGGTGATATTATGTGGTATGTTGCACAGGCATGTATGGGTCTTAATATTTCTCTTGATGATATCATTGAGATGAATGTTGATAAACTCAAATCAAGATATCCTGGTGGAGAATTTTCCGTAAAACATTCCGAAGTCCGAAAGGAAGGTGATGTGTAGTAGTGAAGGTTAAATAACGTGTTATTGATATTCGTCAGGTAATTATAAGTCTTGATAAACAAATTGGGGAAATTTTGAATGATAACGAAAGTAGTTGAATCTATTGCCAAGAACGAACTCTACATGGGTTACATCTTTGGCATCATGATCTTGGGCGGATTCATCCGAGAGTATGGTGCTCTTGAAGATGTTTATTCATTAGCAAAGAAATACATTAAGGACAATCGTGTTCTTGTTATTATCACCTCATTGCTAGGTGGTATCCTACCTATTCCTGGTCGTGTTGCATTGTCTGCACCACTCCTAGATGCCATCGCACCACAAGATCAGGAACGCCGTTCTGATTTTGGTGTGATTGATTACTTATCAGTCCATCACTATTATTGGTGGTCTCCTTTAGAGAAAACAGTTGTTCTTCCTATGGCAGTGATGGGTGTATCCTATGGAACTTTCCTAGGATATACTATTGTTCCTTTGATTATCACCTTGGCATATACTTGGTGGTACATCTTTACTAAGGTTCCGGCATCATTTGTTGTCCCTAATCTAGAGTATGTTCGTGAGTTCAACTGGAGACGTGCCATTACTGGGTGGGCACCACTTATTGCCACTATTATTCTTCTATTGAATACTGGTAAAGGTGGAGCAATCTTCTTTTTCCCTTGGTTCCTTGGAATGGCAATTTACTATTCTATTGTGTTTAAGGATTGGAAATGGGGTAAGTGGTTGGACGGTAAGTTTGCTATTATTGCTACTCTTGTTCTTGCTCTTGGTGGTGTAGTGGGACTGATTAAAGGACCAGTCATGGATTATCTCAAGGCAGCAACGCCCGAAATGTTGATTCCTGCATCTTTAGTTGCTATGGTTGCTGCTTATGTTATGGGTTCATCTGGTAAGTATGCTGGTATGACTTCTGCACTTGTGGCAATCTTTGGGCCACAGTATCTTGTTTGGTTTCTCTGTACTGAGTATTCTGGATACTTAATCTCACCAGCACATAAGTGTTTGATGATCGGGCAACAATACTTTGGAACACCAATTCGTAAATACTATATTGTTCTTACCCGATTGTGTGTCATACTTATTGGATATGCTGCACTAGTTACTTTTGTATTCTAAAGATGATGAAGGGTGGTAGTATAGTGTGGTTGATACCAGATGTAATTTATGGTATTGAGATATTAAATGATAGTGATATCATCTATAAAACAGAAAGGGAATATCTAAATACTATTAATAGTATGAGGGTAATGGATTATGAATAAGATAAAAGCAGGATTTGATAAGGTGGTTGAATGGGATAGGAACTTGGCAAAGAAGTTTCAAGATAAGTTTAACTTGACGGACTATCAGATGCTATGTATTTCATTTGCTAAGGGATTTGTT